TCAACGACCCTTTGCATCTCCAAACATCTCATAATCATGACTAGTTGAAGGAGACCATCCTTTTTTCAAACTATATGTCTCGGTGCCATCTAAATTATAAATTTTAAATAACCACCCTTCGTACATACCACTTTCAACAAGTTTAACAGCATCCCAGGAGTCTATAAAGTAATTATAGAAAACAATCACCACATCTACCTGACCTTTCAAAGGCTCATTTAGATGCAATGTGGTTTTCCCTCTTGAATAATAATCACTATATGTTTGGCCGGTGCTAATGCCATTTGCACTACGATAGTTATTGGCGAAAGCTACAACATCAGCTATCATAGTTAGCTTCTTAGTAGGCTCAATCGCTTTTACTTGAGCTCTAAAATAGTTTTTTGTTTCTTCGTCAAATTTACCAGATTTATCTGCAAGTATATCACCAACAGTGTAACTGTGTGTTTTTGCATATTCATCGATTTTCGAAGAATAGACTTTCAACTTCTCGATATAAGCTGCCTTGTCTTGGTTCTCATTATATATCAAGATGCTATAACCTACCCCACATAAAACCAATATGGCTATAATCATGCTTGCAAAAATCTTCGCAACTCTTTTCCCTGGCTTAAGGAGCTTAACAATCACGATGACAAGTAATAATGCTACTAAAAATAATACTAAGTTTAACATTTTGGCTATTTCCTTATTGAACTATTGTATCTTACCAGTACAACGCAGCTCATGTCATATAGCCCTTATGAAATATCGTGCGAATCACTTTACCCGCAGCAGATCAGATATCCTTGTTGTATAACGCGGAGAAAGCATTTCCCGCTTCATCTGCCACTGCTGCTGAACGCCCTGGCCTGCAAAGTAGAGTGTGCCTTTTCCATCTTTAGCGTTCAGGTGATCGAGTACCTCCATCAGCCGGTCACTTCCTGCGCGCGGTGCGTTTTCATCAAAAAGGTTGAGCTGAGCCACCCCTTGGCTGAAGAAGTCGCCCAGCATAATGCCAGCCTTTTGATAGCGGTGACCATCCTTCCAAATTTTGTCCAGGCACTTGACTGCAGCGTTAATGATGTCGCGGGAATCCTGTGTAGGTGTCAGAAGCTTCATTGACGCACTGTTGCCATAATAGGGCTCGTTAAGCGCAAATGGAGAGGTTTTCACGAAGGCAGAGATAAAACGGCAATACTGATGCTCGCCGCGAAGCTTTTCGGCGCCACGCGCCGCATAGCTGCAAATAGCCTGACGCATCTGTTCGTACTCGGTAACGCGTTCGCCGAATGACCTACTACAGACGATTTCCTGCTTTGCAGGCGCAAATTCCTCCAGCTCGAGACAGGGCTCGCCGCGCAGTTCCCGGACAGTTCGCTCCAGGACGACATTGAAGTGCTTTCGAATAATCCACGTACTCTGCTCTGAGAGGTCGAGAGCCGTTTTGATGCCCATGGCGTTCAGCTTCTTACTGATGCGCCTGCCGACTCCCCAGACGTCCTCCACCGGAACCAGAGCAAGCAGTCGGCGCTGGCGATCGATATTGGATAGGTCCACTACCCCGCCCGTTTGCCGCTGCCATTTTTTGGCGGCATGGTTTGCGAGCTTCGCCAGTGTCTTTGTCTGGGCAATGCCAACACCGACCGTCAGGTGCGTACGCTTCAGAACTGTAGCGCGGATCTCTTTCCCGAAGTCTGTCAGGTCACGACAATTTCGAACACCAGTCAAGTCACAAAAAGCTTCATCGATACTGTAAATTTCGACGCGGGGGCTCATTTCCTCCAACGTTGTCATCACCCGGTTGGACATGTCAGCATAGAGCTCGTAATTACTGCTGAAGCAAACAACACCAGCGCGCCGGAATAAGTCCTTTTGCTTAAAGAACGGCTCGCCCATGGTGATTCCAGCCGCCTTGGCCTCGGCGCTGCGCGCGATTACGCAGCCGTCATTATTCGAGAGAACAACCACAGGCCGCCCTTTCAAATCGGGCCGAAACACCGTCTCGCATGATGCGTAGAACGAATTCACATCACAGAGCGCGAACATGTTCAGCTCGCCGATTTAACAATGAAAGTCACGACGCCGAATACGTCGAGCGTGTCCTCACTCCCGACAATAATCGGCGGGTATGCGCTGTTCATCGGTATGAGTTGGACGGTTGGACGAAGCTGCAGACGTTTAACAGTGAATTCCCCTTCCACTGCGGCGATGACAATGTCACCGTGCTCAGCTGTGCGTGAACTGTCCACCACCAGCAGATCTCCATCGCTGATCCCGGCTTCGATCATTGAATCCCCCGCGGCTTTGACGAAATATGTAGAGCTCGGGTGAGCGACAAGTAACTCATTGAGATCGATACGCTGTTCAACGTAATCAGCTGCGGGGCTTGGGAAACCACACTGTACTAAGTCACTGAAAAGCGGAAGAGCGATAATTTCTCGCAGTTCTGTTGGCCTGATGAATTCCATTGCACACACCTCAAAATACTGTTTTTATATACAGTAGTTTTATTTGTAAGTGTCCGCAAGATACAGGCCCTATCGTCACTGCTTAAAGCTTCACCGTTTCGTTTCTAAGTTTCTATGTCGCTTCGAATTATGAGTTTTGTAAATTTTATGGCAATAGCCCTTTGCGAGCAGATTTTAGCCGCCGCCCATTCTTGCATACTATGGGCAGCGGTTTTCTCATTATGAACCAGCAAAATTATTTCTAAGGTCTGCAAGTTCTTTCTGTGTAGCTTCCAGCTGCTTAATGACGTAATTCAGCGCCAGTATCGCATCAACTAACAGGACGTTGTTATCCAGCGCCAGGGTTGATGGCTTTTGTGTCTCGGTGCCATCATCTTCAATTTCAATCCCTCCTGGCACCTCTTTCACGTAGTCCGGGTCAATCAGCATGATATCCTGGGCGATCACACCACGGCGAACGCGCTCCTTTTCATCGTTTTTGTAGATAAACGTAGTCGGTTTCATGGCTTTGATGTTTTCGACCGACGCTTTGCCGTCTGTGTAAGTGATCTCTTTTTTCAGGTTGGCATCAGATGTCGCTGATTTATTAAACACATAGTCACCAGCGAAACCGCCTGTTCCTGATACGTAGATATCGCCGGACACAAGATTAAATTGCCATGCTCGAGTACCTGCATTACCACCGTCTCCCAGAGTCATCATAACGATACTCGGCCAGGCTGATGTCCCATTCGCTACAGAACCGATTGCAGTCACAGCATGATATCCACCGGATGCACCTGAATGCCAACGCAGAGCAGGAACATATCCAGCGTCGTTGTTCTGTGTCAGGTTAGGACGGCTAAATGAAATATTGGTGTTGTCGGCGTTGGCTATATCCATATACCCCCCGCCACCGCCAACTCCAGGCGCCTGAACTGATTTACCACGGAATCGGCCATCAGCGTACCAACGATAATCGGAATTTGATGAAATGCCGTCGAAGATATTCATCTGTACGCGGTTTAAGTCTGTACCAGCTCCCCGAATAGCGCCTATTCGCCATACGCCCGCGTAATAGTTACCAGAAAGCCAATTAACATAATTCTCGGCCGGACCATCGGAGCCAACGTTTCCTAAAGTAATGGCTTTATTACCCCCACTACCAGTAGCAATACCGACCTCATTACCTGCGGTTGAGATAATGCTTCCTGTAACAGTACCGCCTAACTTTCCTTCAATTGTGTTAAGACGCGAATCATCGCCGGCAGCTACGGTACCAGCTGCCTTTCCGATGTCCTTCGTCGCTGATGTTCCTAAACCGAGGTTTGTGCGACTGCCTTCTGCCGTTGTTGCTCCGGTACCGCCCTGGACCATGGGGATAGCACCATTGGTACCTTTCTGAGCCAGTTTACCGATGCCCGGGATAGTTACGGAGGCGCCATTGATCGTAACGGTAATACTCTGATTGGCTGAGGTGGTGGCGAACGTCTCCCACGCGCCAATGTTCTCGTCATACTCTTTGATGAGCTGCGACATGGCCTGTGCCAGTCCGTCGACAGAGATATTGTCGGACACCAGGATTCCATACTTCTGGCCGCTCAACGCCGGGGAAGCAGCTGGCGTAACCGTCATTGACGTGGCGCTGTTCACGGATGAAATCTGGAACATCTGAACCGGGTTAGACATGACGATAATCGTCTGGCCAGCGCGAACCTGGCTGGCCGGTGCCGTCCAGTTCGTGCCCGTGCCGGTGGCGGTGTTTCCGTTAATGGCGATGGTGCCAGTGTTATAAAGCATATTTTCTCCAGGCAATAAAAAACCCCGCCGAGGCGAGGTTTGCATTCAAAGTCGTGAGTTATTTACATGTCGTGCTTGTGAATGTGTTCGCACTTACCCAACGCCAGTTGAAGGGATATCCGGCCCGGTATTGAGTCTGGTTGTTTTGTTTTCTAACGCCGTAAATCATAACGGTATTCTCATGGTCACCCATATATGCCGTGCCGCTGCAAATAGGTTCCTGTTTCTCAAGTACACCAGCACAACCAGACAGCATTAAAGCGATCGCCATGCTGATAATTAGCCTTTTCATTTTGAAAGTATCCAGAGGAATTCAGTAGGTTCGAAGATATCAATACAAAATCGATGGGTATAATTGATTATGTAGATCAATTATTTGTTATTGATCGCTCAAAACGATCAATCAGTCATAGGCTGCGGTGTTGATGGCCGTCAATGCTATTCCTGTGGTTGTCCCTCCCGCTGCAGAACCAGTAGCTGTTGTCGAAGGCGCGGCATTTATCCTGGTCGACGAACCGTTAAAGCGGCAGCCTGCATAGGCTGTTATATTCACGATTGTTGGAGGCTTGGTATTGTTGTTCTGTACGATTTGTGAGCCCAGAATTGCAGGTGCTACCGCATAACTACCCTGCAACGTAACATCAATGTTAATCCCTCCCGTTGAGGCTCCTGGTGTTCCGACAGTAACGAGGTCAGTAAGCACGCGGCTTTCGTTTGTCAGTACCAGCTTTCCGGCTTCATCCCAGACAGCAAATCCCCAGTCGGGCAACGTTTGTGGAAAGATGGCAAAGATGTACGCCGTCAGAGTGTGTGACTGACCATAAGCGTTGCTTGAACCAACAAGAATGTTTCCTCCTGACCGGGTTGCCCCGACTGTAGTGGGCTGGGCTGTATCACTCGTTTTGCAAAAAACCATCGCCGGATAAGAAGCATCCAGAGCTACCGTCGCAGAAGCACCGTGGTATGCCCCATTTGCCACTGAGTTAACCACTACCTTTCTGTACAGACAAAACGGCGTTGACTGAGGAGTAATAAACGGATTTCCGCTTTCCAGCGCAATCAGTGCACCATAATCTGCCATCATGCATTCTCCACGAAGACCACCAGTTCACATTCCGAGGCCGGATAATTACCAATACCAACTTCGCTGGCAGTGCTGAGAGTGATGGTGTTCCCGTTAGCGATAATGCGTCGACCCACCGAGACCGCGCCTTTATCAAGGGACACCGCAAATCCGACCTTCATCCCCGCCGGAATGGTAAAGGACCAGTTGCCCGAGGTTTGCCCCTCGGAAAGCTGAATACGCCCTACCACTGATACGGGTTTGATACCGTAGTTGTTCGGGATGCCGTTGGCGTCCCAGGTCTGAATACCCCAGGCCATTAAAACACTCCTGTAAGTTTGCCTATCTGAACACGGAGCCTGTTAGCATCCCGAATGCTGATGGTGACGTTAGTCTGCTTCATGCCTCCGGAACTGTCGCTCCCGTAGTTCTGCATCGTTCCGTCTTTACCCCAGCGCCAGCCAGCGCTTCCGGCAACATAATTATTAGACTGCAGAGAATCCGTAATTTTGCCGAACTGGATACTCGCATCACGGAAGAACGCATCATTGATGAATGTCTGCCCGTTCTGGATAACAAATGGCAAAGAAACAGTGCTGCCAGCTTGGGAGGTAACGGCAAAACGGTCGGCCAGGAAGATAACCTGTGACTGCATCCCTGATGGCGTATTCTCCACCCCGATCCCCATTCCTGCAGCGTAATACTGGCCATTACTCGTTACCCCAACTTTGATGTTGTACATCGCGCTGAGCTGGCCGTTTACGTTCGCAATGGCCTGGGCGTTCGTGGTGATAGAGGCAGTATGTCCATTGACTGTCGCCGTAATAGCATTTATCTGCGTGGCTGTAGACTGCTGATAATTCGAAACCGTATCGCTCAGGCTGTTGATGGATGCCGTATTACCGTTGACGTTCGTTTGCAGACTCAGCAATGCGCGTGCCGTTGCCTCCCTGTCATTGACGATCACCTCATCAATGCGGTCTAGCTGCGCGCTGTTACCGGCAACCGAAGCCGACAGGGTTTTACGTGTGGCCACCTGAGCGAGGTTGGCCTGGATTATCGCAATTGCCGAGTTCTTCACGCCTCCTGTCATGCCGTCCATCGAAACAGAAATCTCGTCTATCTTCACTTCGGCCTGCGCCAGCCCGTCAGCGTTCTCCTGGATGTCTTTCGCCTGCTGCTCGAGCTCGTCGGCATGCTTTTTAATGTCATCCGCCATGCCTGCAACTTTTTCGTTGCTGTCCACTGCGTTCTCGATCAGGTCTTTGAAGGTATCAGAGTCTTTCATTCCCTCCAGAATCACATCGGTGATGTCAGAAACATCGATACTTGCCTGTCCTCGCACCCATTCTGTGTACCCTGATTCGTTGCCGCTGCGGTCCACCAGCTGCGCGCGGTACCAGAAAATCTGCCCAGCCTTAAGGCCCATCTGCTGATATTTGCGCTGCGGGTAAGGCACATCGGCCAGCAGCATCGCATCTTCTTCGGTACCAGTCAGGCTGTACTGAATTTCCGTCTTCAGCGTGTCGTCGGTATTCGCCGGGAATCCCCAGTTGAGCTCGATACCGAATACCACGCTTTCAGAAGCGATGAAGCCAACCGGCTTCGGTGGATTGCCCACTTTACCCGTCAGCGTTTTCTCTTCTGAATAGCCCCAGCCTGACGAAATTTCGGCAGCATTGATGGCGCGCACGCGCACCAGGTAGCGCCCGGCATAAATCCCCGGGACGTCGAATGATGTGGTGGAGCTGCGCGGCACGTTAACCCAGTTCCCGTCGTTGCGGCGCCATTGCGCTTCATAGGCGATAGCGTTCTGCGCCTGGTCCCAGCTCACGCGCATCGTTTCGACACTGATATTTTGCTGCACCACAGAAAACGAGCTGATGACGATGTTCGCAGGCGGCGACTGGTTGCCCGGCGGGATCACGCTCACCGGCCGCTGGTCAATGATGGCTCCGGTATCAATGCGATCGAATTTATCCGGATCGTGATTTGCACCGACGATTGTGAACGTGCCGTCATTATTATCAGTTACTGTAATAACGCGATACTGCTGTGCGTAGAGCTCATCAGACTCAATGACCCATACGGCCTCGGCCTGTGGAAGCTCGCTAAAGGCGGTTGTCACGGTAACCATTCCACCTGACAGGGACTGAATCGTCCGGGATTGGGTAATACCCGACGGCAGGTTTACCATTATCCTGTCACCGGCCTTAGCACTTGGCACCCGGTCAAGTTTGAGTACACGACCATTAACCGCGGATAATCGACCGCCTAAATCTCGGCCAGAGAGATTTCGGTCAGCGACAGCAATTATGTAGCCAGGCTGAGGAATATTGCCGTCCAGACCAACGTCAAACGTTACAATCCTATCTTTATTGTTGGTCAGGATCCCCCAGCGCCCTTTCCTGTTAGCCTCAGATTGCCGGGTGCATCCGATAGCGGTGATCTCAAGCTGGTTGAAACCATAGCGCGCCACCAGAGCCTGCTCGAAGACGGGCTCCATTGCGTCAGCATAGCCATTTGCCGGATCCGACCAGGAAACAAGAGCGTTTGTGTAGCGACTTTTGGTTGTGCTGCTGGAATACACAAATTTGCCATCGACTACGTTAGCGTGCGTGTAGGTAAAATCGACATCTCTGGGCATGTCTGCAAGGGCAACAATCTGGTCGTCTCCCCAATAGGTCATGCCTCGAAAAATGGCGGCAAAGTCTCGCAGGACGGTGTAAGCGTCATTTCGATCCTGAATGTATACGTTGCAGGTGTAACGAGGTTCAGTTCCGCTACCACCCTTACCATCCGGTACCGGTTGATCACAATATTGAGCGACCTGATAAAGCGTCCATTTGTCGATATTGGCTGCCGTTAGCCGATTACCAAGGCCGAAGCGGTCTGTGACCACCAGATCGTAAAATATCCACGCAGGGTTATCCGTCCATGCCCACTTAAATGCTCCCGTCCAGGTGCCGCTGTACGTTCGTGTTTCTGGGTCATAGGTATCGGGCACACGAATAACACGCCCGCGGGGCTCGCAAGAAATTTGCGGAATTGAGCCATTGAACTGGCTCGAATCAAATTCGATGTACAGTAGCGCGGTGTTCGGATAGCGCAATTTGGCGTCGATTACTTCTGTGAAGCTTTGCAGCGTCATCGTGTCGCCAATCTTAGCGCTATTTGCGTCTGCGGTAATCTTGCGCAGCTTGATGGTCCAGGTGCTGCCCGCCTGAGGTAAATCAATACGGTGGCTGCGTTCATAACCAGAGGTGGTTTTCCCGGTCACGCTGGTATTTAGCACCGTCTGCCAGGTACCGCCATCTGTCTGCAGGTCAAATGCGTAGTTGACCGAATAGCCAACCAGATCGCCATCGTCCTCCTGTTTGAAGAGAGAAGGCCATTTTAGACGCAGGCGAACAGCTGAAAGCTGCGTATTGGTGAACGTGCGCGTCCACGCTGTAGAGCTGGAAACTTCGGAACCTACATTGATTTCATTTTCGGTACCTGGGATCCCTTGAATGTATTTTTGCGCCTGAGTTCCAGAACGAAACTCCCACGCCACGCCGCTGAAGTTCTGTGAACCATCTGCGTTCTCAAGTGCGGTGCCATCGAGATAAATATCGCGCGCAGTAAGTCCACCAGCAAACTCCCCCTCTCCCAGCGCGAGAAGGATTTTTGCCTTGGCAACTGACTGCAGGTCGTCTGGCTGTTCTGTAGGAGTTCTTGAGCTTGAACTGCCGCCCTTGCGGCCTTTAATAGCGGTTGCTATAGCCATATTGCGCCCATAAAAAAAGCCACCGGGAGGTGGCTTGTTGATAAATCTATTTACTGTTGGTCTTCTACATAGATACCGGCGGAGATGATCGCGCCACCTATACGGCGCCGTCCGTACAAGAGTGGTACCGGATTGCCCTGAGCTGTCGTATTTGTTACTCCACCAAAGGCATAACTGGCCTTGTTGTCTGCCGATTGCTTGCTGGCAAGTCCGGTTGTTTGTGGAGAAAGCATTTGAACGACACCGCCAAGGGCCATCGCAGCGCCAAATTGCATTAGAGGAACGCCGACAGCACCACCGCCAAAGTATGACGCCACAGCACCAACTGCGACCAAAGCCACACCTAAGATGGTCTGGAATACTCCACCACGTTTACTCCCGAGGATAACCGGCGCGATACGGATATCAGCGGTACTCTGATCCATAGAGAGTTCATCATCGTTCAGGTTACGCTTACCGCTGAATACAGCGTAAGTAAGCCCACGCTGCTTGCTGGTATTCAAAAACCGCTCGAAGCCTGGCACTATAACGCACAATGCACGGATGGCTTCTTTAGGCGAAGCAACAGAAAGTTTGAATTCACGACCAAATGTTGAGCCAAGTATTCCATAGAGGCGTATGGTTCTCATCGGCTGACCAGTTAAAAATGTCATACATGCCTCCAAAGTCTCTCTTGACTAAGAGAGACTATTAATGTTGATAGACTTTTTGATGTTTTTAACACGCAATCCAAGAATTCAAATCAACTTACTTATTTTTGGCTGACGGATTAGCAACTTCTGGGTGTTTTTTATTGAATTCTATAAAGCTACTTGGACATTCCTTTGAAAGTAAATAATAATTTACTAAACATGCATCCGCCTTAGCTTCATCGCTCGAATGATACACACCATCTGCCAAAGATAATGTCGGAGCTAAATACCTGGCTTTAATCAACTCTTGCCCCAACGCCAAAGCATCCTTAGAAGTAGCTGCTGAACAAGACGTAACAGCACCGTCAAATAACGTCTTATTACCTTTGCAATTTAAGGACGCATCTAAGAAGGACTCGTGTAAATCGGTGCGCACTTGAATAAATGCAGGATCAGTAATATTTGAACCAGCCAAGATCCCTATCAGACCTAACCCACCTCCGATTGTAGCAATGGCTGAACCATTGGCGAGGTTCAAATCTCCCCATACCAACCATCGCAACAGGAAAAAACTCACTGCTACGGACGTTATCAAATATCCAAACCCAGTCCATAGATTGTGACTGTGCCCGAAGAAACTCAAGCATGCAAGCCCGACCCCAACGACAAATGGAACGCAGACAACGACCATTTTAATATAAAAAGTATTCAAGTTGACAAATGCCACATTAATATCCGTTAATGAAGTACGTTGGGCTCATTATTATATAAACTTCGATTGATGGCGAAGGATTTTGTTTGTCCTCTCACGCCAATACCCACCATAGGGTACTCGCTGGCTAAGATGTCCATATAGATGATGCAGAAGCATGTTCCCCTCCAGTAAGATTCCTGAATGGTTCCACTTATTCGATTCCACCTGCATGATGATCAGATCGCCCGACATCGGTGATCCACTGAATTCACGGAAACCACACTCGTACCAGCAATCCTGATAGAAGTTGTCCGGGTAGTCGTTCTCCCACCAAGGATAATCTACACGGTAATCCTTAAGCTCGATCCCATGCTCCTGCCGGAAATAGCTCATCACTAGGCCCCAACAGTCGTAGTGTCCGAGCACAAACGGGCGCCCGAGCAACGGTAATTCACCGCGGGGAGTAATGGTGCGAAAGTCTCCTTCAGGCCAACTGACAATATGCCAGGGCAGCAACGTTGCATCGCATTGAGCCTTGTCCAGTTCGCTTGGTTGGGTCGTCGCGTCGGGGTGGCTATGTACGATTCCCGTTATCGTCCCCCAGTCTTCAGCAGCAGCGTAATCCTCTGGCGAAAGGTGAAACTGTTCCGTTGGTTCGGCAGCCAGATTACGGCATGGGAAATAGCGTTCCACCCGACTTTTCTGCGCTATTACACCACAGCATTCGCGGGGATATTCTTTCGCGGCATGCACCAGGATGTCCTGAATTGTTTTCTGACGCATGTTAACTCCTGATCAAAGATGTTCCAGGAAAACCACCGAAAGGAAGTTCATTGTGTTCACCAAACCGAAGCTTGCAGGCGGTGAGCGTGCCGTTACATTCATCCAATGAGGGATCGCTTACCGGATTGTTGTTTTTGTCGAAGTAAAGCGTGCCCGTATAATCGCACCCATCGCCGGTGCGGTACTTATTCCGGATGCACCAGGTACACAGGGAATGAAGCTGCCTGGTCGGGATCATCAACCCCTGCAGATCCATCGGGCTGGTAAGAACAAACTCGATACTTTCACCGGAAAGCTCGCTATTTTTACCGTCGATATAGAAAACCCGCTTTCTCACCTGCAAGGGATCTGCTGTTGGATTTCCATCCGGGAAATTGCGCTCATCCAGGTAATGCGCAAAAGTGTCATGAATCGTAACTTTGGCCTGCAGCATATCGTCATAGGCCAGACAGAGCGCAGTGATAGAACTGTCAATGTTGGCAACGGTGAGCGTCGGCTGGGCGCTACTGCCATCGGTTGAAGCTTCCAGTCCCTCGAGCTTATATGGCCAGGCACCATACTCTTCGCCCTGCCACCAGATACTCTTCGCCTTTAACTTTGATTCGTCGCCACCAGCAGCCGCAATCTCTTCTTCAGTATGCGGGAGGTTATAAGCGTGAAAGCGCAGAACGTCGTCCAGACCAAACGCAGAACCGTCTACTTCAAGAAGACGTATTTTTTCACCCGGTTCGAGGCGTTGATAATCTTCAGTAATCATGGTGCGTATGCCTGTTTGAAGGTTGCTTTTATGGTCATCACTTTGCTGGATAGCGGCTGGGCTTTAATGGAATCAGCTTCAATCCGGTATAAACCGGTTTCGCCAACAGGAGACGTCCAGATAAAGGATTTTGTGATGTGCTTGCGGCAAAAACTCAGCGCATCGAGCATCTCAGCTTTTTTTCCCGTTAAGGTCATCGGCCATGACTGTTTTTCAGGGTTGATACCTTCACCGGCGATCTGTTCAAAGCCGTCTCCAAAGGATGCAGAGCGTGTTGTGTAAGTGAACTCCCCTTCCATACCCGCTTGAATCTGGGTTCGCCAGGTAAATGTTTCGATCGTCACTTTTTCTCCGGGCATAAAAAAACCCGCCGAAGCGGGTATAATTCGATTAGTCGCTGAAAGAAATTTCATCTCCAATTGTCGATTCATTACGTATATTTGAATGGCTATTACACAATTTCACTACACAGCGAGTTCTCATGAAAACACTACTAATCGCAGCTCTTTCTTTAGCGCTTGTGGCGCCCTCGATCACTTATGCAAAAGGTTCTCGTGGTCATTACACCAACGGGAAAGGCTCCTCACACAAGGGTGGGACATATACAACCCATAAGTATCTGCCCCGTAAATAATTAATCTTGTGATAGCAGGCTCAAACAAGGGACTGCTATCAGTTTATCAACGGCTTTTCATAGCGTTCCAAATCAACCTTCCGGGTTGCAACTCCTTAGCAATTCCAGCACGAACAGACTGATCGATGGTCTGTTTGTAAGCCTGAGAAATAGCATCGTTATTGCCGGAAGTTTGCTGCTGAGAGTTCTGGTTTTGAACTATCACAGACGTTTGAACTGTTACGCCACCAGCTGCATGCGATTGCAGCCCATACCTTGGGGCAGAGCCAACATAACCGCCGTTAGCATATCCCGGAGCTCCACGCATAAGCGCATACAGATTGCCGACACCCAGTGCACGAGTCGCTTCTTTCGTAAACACAAACTCACCGCCGTGTACAACGCCTTTCGGTTGGTACTTACCCCCATCTCCCGTGTAGCCGCCTCCATCAAAACCGGGGACCAAACCACCACCTGAGAAACCAAAGAACGCACCGATACCAGTTCCACCAAACGCTGACTTCATTCCATTAACCAGAGCCAGTTGGGTCAGCATCTGGGCGATGCCCTTGAGGAAAGTGGAAAGGAAATCTGAGAAGTTAGATTTACCTATTGTGAAGAAATCAGTCAGGGTGCTGGCCATGCCAGTGAACGCGTTACTGGTAACCGTCTGCACCTGGGAGTACACATTGGTCGCGCTGTCTTCGAAATCAGCCCAGCCCTTTTTCGCGCCGGTCAGCCAGTCACCGCGCAGCTGATCTTCAGCATCATAGTAATCATTAGCTGCCTTAAGCTGTTTCTGATATCCGTCATCATCCAGCGAACCACCTGAATTTTTCCAGCCAGCGGCGAGCTGACTTTTCGAGAGTTCACGTTGTGCCTGACGGTCACTCATCCCGGCACCGATCACTAATGCAGCCTGCTTCTCTGCCATCTGTGTGACGTATTTCTGCGAGGTATCCATTCGCTTGTTCAGCTGTTCCTGTGCGGTAATCTGATCACCTAACAGGGCTTTCTGCCGTGCCAACTGAAGCACCTGGTATTTACTCGTCAGCAGGGATTTCTCCTGCTTTGTCAGTGAACGTGAACGCGAGGCCTCCTCCAGCACCTGAAATTTCGCTTCAGTCGTCCACAGATCTTTGCGCTGCTGGCTGATAGTGTCGTTCAGCCCTTTATGCTGCTGCAGCGCGCGTAACTGAGACTGAAGCGCCAGCAACTCGGCCTGGGCAGCATCCGTGCTGAGATCGCCAGCCGATAAAGTGCCCTGCTTTCCGGTTTTGGTTTTTTTGCCAAAAGCAGCGACTCCTTCCCGATCCTTCTGGGTGGTTGCGGCACTTATCTTTCTGGTCGTATCGAGGTATTTACCTGCACTGATATCAGCCGCATCCCAGTCTTTTTTCAGCTGAGAGACGCTGTCACCATATGCGCCGGCCATTTGTTCGTTGTAGTCCTGCCATCCCTGCAAAGTATCTGTTTTCGCCCAGTCAGGAACGAGGTTAATCGCGGCAGCGATAGAGGAAGAAATGATCTGGTTCAGCTTCTGGAAAACGATCGCAACGCTGTAATAAATTGCGTTGAATTCCTTCAGTGTGTTTGATGCCAGCTCAGCTACCCACTGACCGATACTCTGCATGGCCTCAGACGCCCAGCCCTTGATATCCAGCCACAGGCGACCAAACGGTGTCAGCGAGTCGTAAGCCTGCTCTCCACGTTCTGCCATCGTATCGCCAAACAGGTCCATAGCCTGCGTAACGGCCGCTGTCTGGTCCTTTTGCTTCACCAGTTCATCAATGTGCTTAAGCTGTGAAACGGTCAGGAAATTATATTGTTCGTTGAGACTCTGCAGCGCTTTAACAGGGTCTTTTTCGATGTCCTTATAGGCTTTGGTGATGTCCTGCGCCGAGACTATACCGGTCTGAACCGCCAACGCCGTGGAGCCCGCTGCTTTTTCAAGTTGCTGCTGTGTCAGCGATCCCATGCCAACCAGCTCAGTCATCAAGCTCTGAACGGTACCTACAGTAGCGCCAGTAGAGGCAGCAATAGACTGGGAGGAAGCCATGATCTTGAGCGCTGACGTGCCGGCAATGTTGCCAGTCCTGATAATGGCCTTGTTGATTTCGTCGTAGGCGGTGAAGTAGTCCGATCCCGCTTTGGCCGCAATCAGTACAGCACCGGCCAGGCCACCAATGGCCACTCGGGCAGGAGTCACCATCGACAACATCGCTTTCAGAGCATTGCCTACACCGCCAAACGAATCGCGCAGCTGGCCGCCCTGCTGAATGGCTACCATATAAACCGGCATACCGGACGCTAATGAAGTTACGATGTCGGTCATTTGCATTGGAAGATAACGCATCGCGTTGCGGTATTGCCCCGCGCTGATCGCTCCTGACTTCCACGCTTCTTCCTGCTCTTTCAGTCGGGCGATCATCGGTGCAGCACGATCGGACACGCCAAGTTGGGCTGCTTTTAGCTCTAACAGTTCTGCGCGCGTTTTCCCGATTGCTGTGACCTGCTCTTCCAGCGAATCGATAAAGGTTTTGCCCGCTGCAGCTGCCCGCTGCGCTGCCTGTGCCTGTTCAATGCGAGCCCGCCCCTCTGCGGTCTCAGACTCCATGACCTGCGCCAGTTTAGCTCGGGTCGTCTCAAGCACGCTGTTGTAGCGAGTAAAGTCTTCATCCCCTACAAGCCCTTTACCGCGAAACTTCGCCAGGCTCTCCTGGATCGTGTCCAGTTCATCCAGCGCCTTGTTTACGGGGCTGATTTTATTCAGTAGGTTCTGCAGTTCCTGCCGCTGTTGCTTGAGGCTTTCGCTGTTTTTCTTCTGGTTATCGATACCGGTGCGGAACGTACTATTCAGGTCATCCGCTTTACCTGCCGCGGCGGACGCGGTCTCCTGAAAGCGATCCAGTGCCTGATTACCGCGCTCCAGCTCACTGGTATTTACACGCAGGGAAATCGTGGCGATATCGTTACTCATTCCGCCCTCTCTTTATGCATAATTTTTAGCGCAGCACTTTCCATCACCCGGATGTCCGAAAGCGCGGTTGCCTCGTCGTCGACGTTGTGCAAACGCATCACCCAGGGCAAAACGTTATAGTCGAGCCCGGACGCGCCCCCCATTCCCGTTCGCCATTGCGTGCTGACAGTCTGAAACACCAGGAATGAAGTCCATACATCTGGCCAGACGTCGACGTAATGATCGTCGTAATCATCCGGCGTAAGCCCGTATGGTGCCAGGTCTGCCGCTGTGGGTTCAGGCGTATAGAACGCAGAGGCAACCGCTATCAGTTTTTTTCGCGCTGCCCCATCAGCTCGCGGTAGTAGGTTTCCGGGATGGCCTTCATCGCCGCCGGATAGTTTTCCAGCAGCACCGACAGGTTTTCCGCGTTGAATGCATCGGGAAGTGCCCAGCCAGCAATGATTTCCATCAGAAAATCAGTGGCGGTTTTGCCTTCCAGTTTTTCCAGATTAGCCAGCTCTTTGAGTGGCTTATGATTAAACGTGAAGGTCAGCACGCCATCCTCATCGCCGGCGCGCGGGATCGAGACGTTGGCCTTAAATGTAGGTTTTGGCTGAAGGGTGAATTTGGTCGCCATCGATACCTCTTAACGGAAAAAAGCCTCCACAATGAGAGGCATGAAATAGTGAAAGCTCTGACGGCTAGGCGGCAGCGTCAGTCACCTTGTAGAACGTCATCGCCGGTGACTGCAGGTTCAGCACCACACTTACTGTCTCTACCTCGTTAACCGCAGTAGTTGGCGTATCGTCAAAGGACGCCGTGGCCGCCCAGTAACGGTTTTCCTTCGCCTTCGGCACGTACATGTAAGCCGCAACCGTCTCTTCGTCTTCGTCCAGTTGGCGCAGCAACGGATATACCGGGAGAGTTGAGTCGTGAGCGATCGAGTAGGTCTGAGAGACTGCGGATTTATAGGTATTCAGGTTGCGCTGGCGATCATCGCTGAGGAACTGAATCTGCGTGGTGTTCTGATCACCACCGGATTTCGATACCTCTGTGATTTGTGGCAGTTCGGTCCATTCTTCAATTTTGCGAATAGAGCCGGAACCGCCGCCCGCCGCGTATTTGTTTTTGTTGGTGGTATTGATGTTGCGAAGAGTGACAGCATTCTCCGCAATCGCGTCGATTTTCGCGATAACGTTATCAATACCCGACCAGTTGCAGTTCACGTGAACGATATCGCCGACCGCAATATCGTCCGCGGCGCTGACGGTGATCACCGCGTGCTCAGCATTCGTCGCGCCGGTGAAAGTAATGGCCGGGCCGTAGCCCGACGCCAGATAAACATGAGCGCCGTTAGGCAGTGCAAAGCCCATAATGGTTACTCCTTTAGAAACGGGAAAACCGGCTCAAGGCCGGTCAGTTGTGGGACATCACAGAGGGAATCAGCTGGTAATGTCTGTCCGATAATTCAGGCTGACAGGAACGGTGTAGGACACAGGTGTAGGGACGCCGCGGAATATGACAGGCGCGCTGGTAATCCAGCAGGTAAAGTCTTTGCCTGCAATTTCCAGCCCCTCGGGGAACAATTCCGCTACTCTGCCCGCCATGGCAACGACGGAGGTACGGCCGGAGCCGGCTGGCGCTACGACATTAATCTGGTACACGCCTGAATAAGTCCGGCAGCGTAATCCGAGATCGATTGTTCGAGGCGTAACGGGCATATCGTGAACGGCCAGGTACATCTCGTTAGCAGGAGGTGTGAACGGCACGTTCTCCCATGCAACCGAAATGCCCTCGGCATCGGCCCAGGCACCCAGTCTGGCGGCCAGTGCAGATGCAATATCAGGAATCACTTAGTCACCTCCCTGACAGCTTCCTCAAAGAAGCGTTGAAACTCAGCTGCAGTTATGCGGACCATACCGCCCGGAGCCTGTGTGGAATGCCCCATTTCAAGCGGGTAGGCATAGGGCACGTTGTTGCAGAAATAAATGGCCTTCATCCCGACTTTGAAGAGCGACAGCGTGTAGTTCCCGGCCGCTTTTGTCAGGTCGCCGGTCTTGTCTATTCGCCCTGTCTCGTCAGTAGTTGGCGCATCAAAGGACACCTGCCAGTTACCGCGAAAGCGTCCGCCCGTATACCCCGGCGGTGCTTTGATATCCATCCCATCCACCACCTGGGCTTTTTTCTTCAGTCGCCCGGTTTTGGTCAGGTTGTCGGGATTGGCGCGCTGCGCCTCGTTGTGGTCGTAAACAGCGCGATTATAGGAAACGGCTGCCTGGTTGACTTCCCATAACTCCGGGTTGCCCACTGGGGACATCATCACCAGTTGATTAAGGATCCGAATGCCGACTGCGCGTACGACTGCTTCCTGATTCGCTTTGGCTTTGTCCACAAATGCGGTGATGGCAGCCGTGAACGCCTTATTATCGCCCATTTTATGCCCTCAACTGAGCTTTGTAGCAGAGCACCACAGCGCCCGGTTTCACCGGGTTAGGTTTAACAATACGGTAGGCTGTGCCGTCAATATCAACCACATCACCGATTTTAATTTCCTGCTCTGCCGTAAAAACGATCTGCACGTCGCCGTTAACGATGACCGTTCCATCAATTTCACCTGGCGCGTATTCAGTCTTCACGCCCACAGCAGTAAAACGGACCGCTTCAGTTTTATGCTCAACGCCACCAATAACCGCTACCGAACCTTTACGGGTGATGTTGTACGCCACGCCGTTCTGCCTGAGCATGCGGGTCGTTCTGGCCTGCACACGTTGGTAATCAATCGCCATATCAGGCCCTCTCTGCAAATGCATTAATGGCGTAACCACGACCACCAGCGAGGTCGCCCAGCAGCGCCATAACGGCAGGATAGGACGGCGTGAAAACCTCACCATCTGCGACCGCATAGGTCATGGTGACAGCACCTTCCACACGTTCAGTTTTCACAGCGGCTTCGCGCACGCTGGAGAGTAAATCCCCGTCGATTGCCTCTACCGCCAGCATGCACTGCGCGGTTATAACCTGCCGTGGAACTTCATCCGGCGGGAAATCATGTTCATCCAGAATGACATTCGCCCGTGGCCAGGCCAGCGGCTGTCGAGGGTCTGCTTTTGAGCCAACCCAGTCCAGCCCCTCCAGGTAATCCATTGCTTTAATCAGCAAAGGTGTGAGCTTGTCAGATAGTTCAATGCCGCGTATTTCCGCAAATGAGGCAAGATCCTCTTCACTGGCGTAGCTGTTGGCATCTGGAGAGGTGATATCCGTATTAATCATCTGAGCATCCTGTTTATGGGGCTTTCGCCCCATTCGTTATTCTCCGGCAGGTGCAGTGAAGGTGATCTCATCAGTGGTTTTCGCCACTCCTTCAACCGTGCCGGTTACCGTGAAGGTGCCAGCAACGTCTGATGTGAGTTTCACCGTTGCACCACCAGCAGAGCCTGTTTGAGAACTGGCCGTGCTGAGTGTGCCACCTGTGGACGTCCACACGACGGTTTTACCGGATACACCGGAGCCATTCAGCATGTACTTCAGAGAAACAGTTACCGCGTCTGTGCTGTCAGCGGTTGCGGAGGTTTTATCCGCTGACAGCGTTACTCCCCCACTGCGGAGCCCAGCTTAATCAGCACGCCTGCCGTAGATTTGTTGCTGGTGAAGTGTTTCTTCCAGTTGCCCGCAGTGCCGATGGCGGTCAGGTCAGGGTTATCACCTTTGGCGGTATCCCAGCTGTAGCCCAACAGGTCAACGTTCACCACACCTTCAGCACGATAGCCAACCGCAAGGTTTTCCTGATCGTTGATGTCGTAGGAACGGAACCCCGGCGCCTGCGACTCGGTGACGGTAACCGCTCCGGCTACCAGCCCAAGGATCGCATCAGCGTCCATGGTGTCGGTCACAAGCACAGGTTTACCCAACGTACCCGGCTGCCCGCCGTAAACCACCACGCCAGCTTCTTCGTAGATTTTGTTGGCGATCGCCTCATCCACGATGTCGAAGTAAGTAGCGGAGTGCATAACGAAGAGCACGACACGGTTGAACTTGTCGCCGTACTTACGCAGGCCACGTGTCAGGGTCTTCTTACCGTCGGTCTCAATGTCGGCAGTGACCACCATGTCCGCGTTTGCGCCAATAGCAGCCGTAAGCGCTTTCAAGCCATATTTCACATAGCCTTCCAGCGTCGCGTCAGCAACATCAGTGCCGATCACTTCTGAGAACTCGTCAACCGAGCGGCCGCGGCGTTTGAACGCTTCTTCAGTAGTTTCGTATGGACCGTATTTCCACGGCGCTTTGACGGATACGGCTTCACCAGCGCCAATCTTCTTACCCGTCACCTTTTCGGTGGAGTTAACGTCACGCGATTCGATTGAGCCGCCCACCTTGTAGAAGGCACGCTTGCGGAAGTCGCCTTCAATCAGTTCGTTATCCAGCAGGATCGCGCCGTTGGAGGACGCGTTGAAAATTGCCAGGTTGTCCTGGCGACGCTCGAGGAAAGCGGTCTGCGCCAGATCGTCATAAATAATCAGGTCACTATTAATAGTGGTAGACATGGGTTAATCCCTTATTTCGGAAGTTTGAGGAAGGCCTGCTGGCCATGCTTGCGGATGTAGTCCGCTTTGTCGCTGGCGCTCATTTCGGAACGTTTCAGGCTGCCACCGCCGTTTGGTTTGTGTCCGCCCGCGCCGGTGCCTTCTGCGCGTGGAAACAGATGCGGAGCCGTCTCCTTAAGAGACTCCGCCCATTCGAGTGGACTCAGTGGCGTTTTGCCGTCTTTACCGAACAGAACATCGCCATTTGCATCAACTGCTACGGCCTCGCCTTCGTCGTTGAGCTGGAACGTGCCTTTGGCACGCAGAATCAGATCGTCGGATGCTTCCGGCAGCGCGCCAGCTTTTGAGGCTGCTGCACGGATTGCATCGCCCAGAACTCGATCCCGGAATTTGTTGGAGAACGCTTCGGCTTTGTCGGCGCGTTCATTTGCGGCTTTAATCTGCTTATCAACGTCAGCGCGCAGACGCTCGGTGCGCTTATCTAGCACCTCATCAATTTTCCCGGCGGCAATCAGCTTTGCCTCTTCGTCGTCGGAAAAACGTTGGAGGATCCCACGTACAGCATCAGGATCGATACCATCGAAGCGCGACAGGGTTTCTTTTTGCTGCTTGATGGTGCCCAGCAGCTCAGAGTTTTTTGATTTCAAGCCAGTGACTTCGCTGGTCACACGCTCATCAATCAGCTTCTGGATTTCTGGGGTGATTTCGATACCACCGCCACCGCTGCCCTCTCCGCCGCTTTCAGGTGCGTAATATTTCAGAAGCATGTTTCGAATTAACATAATTTCCCCTTGGGATTTTGCCGGGCCTCGCCCATAAAAAAGCCCCGACGGATGCCAGGGCGTGAAGAAAGTAATGGTTGTTAGTAGTCAGTACCTGAGAGCTGTTTCAGACGTTCCAGGCTGATCCATTCGCCTTTGTCAGTGAACATATCCGCCAGGTCGATTTCACCCGCGCGGAACAAACGGCCACGCTCGGCACCCAGAACTTGATCCTGGCGTTGTGCTGGCTGGCGTGCGAGCCATTCCAGATACGAGGTTTTCCCCGGTACCTGTCCATCCATGCTGGCACGAGTCCCCTCGTCCATCTCGTCGATATCGATGCCGAGTTCTCGCCATGACTTGAGGATCAGGGTTTCAGTAGAACGGCAGCAGAAATGAATCTTCCCAGGTCCCTGCAGGTAAGGCACCTTATGCCCAACCGGTTTGTTATCAAGGGTGTAGCGCAGCAGGTCACGAATAATGCAGTCATGACTTGTTTTATTGTCCAGCGTAGACAGCCACTGTTTGCCTTTCACGATATCGCTGTTGGCACTGGTGAAGCTGTTGCGTGCTGTGGCAGCCAGATGATTTACAGCTGTTTTAGCGATGCTGGCGGCATTTGCCCTGCTCATCTGCAGCGCGCCGTCGCGATAGTCTTTGTTGGCGTGGCCGCGAACACTGCGTGCGATTGTTTCTACCGTGTCGCCGGCAAGATAACCCCTGCGGACAGCGTTCACGATACGCGCCAGCCTGTCCGATTCCAGATTCTCCGCCCATTCACTCAAAAGTCGTCCCTGAAAGGGTTGCGCCATTGCTGCTGCATACACCATATCGGCGGTGATGCCCTGCAGCGAATAGTGAGACAGGACCTGTGATGGCAGAAGGGAATCGAACAGGCTCAGCTGATAACTGGCTTCGTTCTTGGCCAGCGCCACCAGCTCACCCTTGAGCCCTGCCTGCATGGTAGCTACGGCCTGATGATTAAGTTCGCGTACGCTGCCCAGTAAACTCTGCAGACGGCTAACGGTGAAGCTCTCAGGAGGCAATCTGTCCAGCGCATCCAGTAGACGTGCCGACAGGTCAGCATCCGTCTCGTTAAGCAACTTCACCATCCGGTTTGCCACGCCGGTGGCGTAGCGGCTTAACCAGACGGAATGTGCGATCGACTCATCGCGCAGGCTTTCGTTTACGGTTGCCATATCAGCCCCCGGTCAACGTGGGTGCCTGATTGCGAAGCGCATCAATAACCTCGTCCGGGCTGTCTGCCGGGTCAATAAGATCGAGCTTCTGCAGCGCGCGAATCATATCGCTGTCGCGCAGCGCACCGGACTGCCAGGCGTTGACGATCGCCGTCACCATGCCCGACTCAGCAACCTTCGCAATGAATTCCTGATTGATGGTGTAACTCGTCGTTTCGCCCTTGATGCCGAGGTATTTCGCACACCAGCCAAGCGCCAGCGTATAGGCTTCAGAAACGTTTGAAACGCAGATACCGAGCACCGATGTTGAGGATGTTTGCTCACCGCTCGCCTGGGTAGCAGTCTTCGCCGTGGCGTTCTGCTCAATCAGCCGGGCGCCAAGCTGCACCATGTAATCGCGCTTGCTGTCCATGGCCTCTTTAGCCAGCATGTTCGGCTGTGCCTGGGCATAACCAAACGAGCCTTCTTTGGGAAGCAAAAGCGGTGATCGGGAACCAATTTTCACGCCCTTCTTCTCGAGGTGATCGCGCCAGCCTGTATCGAGCCCAGTCATGTACGGCTGCACCTGGCCACAGAACCACACGCTGTCCTCATAGTCAGCACTGTTACGATAATGACCGTGATTTATCTCCACCAGCGCAGCTAGCGGTGAATCATCGATAGTGGGATCGTTATTCTGAGCACCGACAAAGGTGAACGGGATTTCGTCCCAGTAGTCCTTTCCTTTCGGCTTAGGGTGGTACTCACTGTCAACGGTGTAGGTACCGCTTGCGGTGCCACCTGCCCGGCGCCATACCCGGCAGATAAACTTCCCTTCCTGCAACGCCAGCTCGCGGTACTGGATTTCATCCTTGTAAGCGTAACCATCCGGCTCTTCTACGCATTCACGCAGTACCACCAGTACCAGCTGATCGCGCCCGTTAATTCGCTTTGTACGCCAGTTGATAATGTTCTCTGCCGGATAGCGAAGGATGATCGCCTCATCGGAGGCTTCTGCGTAATCGACATAAAGCCCCTCTCGCGCCACCTCCAGCACGTTCTCGGTCACCAGTTGCGACTGCTGATAGATGCTGGTTCCGGCCCCGTCAGCATTGTCCAACAGGTAATTGAGCTTTTCAGGGCCGTTAAACGTGGGATCCTTGCGATACGCCATCCCAAGCATGCCGATTTTCGTATTACCGGCAATGGCATAGAACACCGCGCGGCTCAGATAGTCCTCATTGCGCTTGCGATTGCGTGTGGATTTATCGGCTGGGTCGAGATAAGGCAGATACTTATTACCTGCCGCTTTTACGGCCTCAGCTCCTTTGCAAAAGTCCCTGTATTTCCGCCAGGCAGCAGAAGCCGCCCGGTGTTCTGGTCGAACCCAGGTGATGTCGTCGTTTGCCATATCAGAAAGTGGTGTCCATGGTGATTGAGTATGCCGGTTTCACGATCGGGTAATCCTTCACGATGAAGTACCCACCAGCATCATTGGGGTGATCGTTATCTGCTGATTTGTCCGGTTCGCCATTGGCCGCCCAGATTTGCTGCTCGAGGCTCTCGGTGTAAACCGGGCAGTTCTGAACGTTAACCAGATAGCGGCGTTCGCCATTGGCGTTGCAGAACATGGCGTTCATCGAGTTGATGCGGTCCTTAACAGGAGGGTTGGCATCATCAACGATGACGCTGAATCCGGCATCGTTGAGCTGGGCGATGTCGGTCTTGCTGGCGTTCTGCGATTTGCGGGAGTCGCCTGACGCATCCGGATAGATATAAATCTCCCGGCTTTTAACGTATCGGCCATCCTCGTAGCGCCAGAACTCTTCCTGGATGCGCTTAATCATCGCCGGAGTATCGTAAACCTTCACCAGTTCACGTACCGCACGCGGCAGGCCATTACGCTTTACGTGAACGATCGCGGCCATTTTTCCAACGTTGAAGTCCATACCGATAAACAGCGGATCCCCATCCTGAATCTCATCAGAACAATTGTTCAGCTTACGGTTAAAGGTGTGGTAAATGGTCCCGCTGTTGAGGTTCGTGAACTTCCCCCGCAGGTATGCCTGAATCAATTCATCAGGATAAGAACTCAGCAGCGAGGGTATGTAATCCGGGGGAAGGTTCTTCGCGTTGTCGAACGTGCTGGCCTGAATCAGCCCGTACAGAGCAGAAAGCTCAGGTTTTTCACGCACCGCTTTTACGAACTGCTGGTAAACGAATTTGAAGCCTTCCGGCGTTGTCGTGACATCGATGCCGTTACGCAACCCATCGACCTTGTAACGCATACGGGCGATGATTTTTCGCCAGGCCTGCTGTGCTTTAGCAGCCGCCATGACGTCCAGTTCATCCACCATCGCATTACCGATTTTAAAGCCGACTATCGAACCTGGCTTCTCCATCGAGCGGCAGATTGTTGTCCCGCGGTACCGTCGCCCCTCGTAGAAGTGAACCTCTTTATTCCCCTCATTGATTTTGACGCTCAGCCCCCAGTCAAAGGCCACCTCTTCGATCGTCGGATAGAAGATGTCACGAATCTGCGGGTAAGTTGGCGCGAAGTAGCCCTGGTTGATTTTCGGATGCTCCCACATGCCCTTACAGATGCCGCCACAACCCACCCACGTCTTACCGGACCCGAACCCAGCAACGTAGGCTTTGAATTTGTGCTGCATCGCGAGGAAACGCGCCTGAGGAATGTTAAGTGTCGGGCTGATCCCCATCTTCCGCCCTCGCGTCCACTACGTTGATATTGATCTGCACTGGAGTCGGTTCGTCATCATCACCATCACCGGCCAGCTCTTTGCGGAGTTTTTCCACCTCCAGCTGCCGGCGGTCGATTTCGATTTGCTGGAGACGCTGCGCGAATTCGCTATCCGCCAGGCCAAGCCGCTTCATTACCGCTTCGAACATTCGCTCACGGCTGATAGTGGTTATCTCGACGCCATTCTTGCCGATCTTTACGCCGGAGTAAGCGAGCCTGGAAGCAGCCGGGAGTTTGCGCGTATCAGGGAAATAAGGCTGGCCGATTCCGTCACCATTACAGCGCGGACAGCCAGGGTTAGGCTCTCTGGTGTGATCGTAGCCATAGCCGCCTGTATCTTGCGGCAGCCTTGCCCCTTCCCTTCCCTCCGCCTTTGCTGTTTCCTCTTCGAACTCTACAGCGTCACGCCACTGATAGTGGTGGCCGAAGCCCCAGCAGTAACGACACGCACCGCGGCGATACTGCGAAAGTTGGTTTGCATCGAAGGTGGCGAGCTGCCACATCTGCGCGAGAACCTCATCGGCACTGCCAAGCGTGCGCGCAATTGAGGCCTTTTGCTGTTGCGCAATAGCCTGCGCAACTGGAGTTTTCTGAAGGAGTTGATAGCCGATTTGTTCAGCTGATTTTTTACTGTAGCCAGCCCGGATAGTTGCCTGTGTAGCATTGCCATCCTTCAGGTATTCTGCGACAAAGCGTCTTTGCTGTGCCGTTAATCCATCATCATCCACCAGATCATCTGCGCTTTTATCTTTCTGCGCAGTGCGCAATTTTTGCTGCGCAGTTTTTTGCGCAATTTGCGCAGATGGTTTCTTGATGTATCGGCGGGCAGTAGCGTAATTCAGTTCCTGCGCTTCACACCATTCCTTCGGTGATACGCCGGTTGCGGCATGTTCGGACAGGAACCGTTGCTGAAGCGCGCCCCAGTCCGGTTTTGCCATTGTTTACTCCAATAAAAAAGCCACCAGCGAATGCCAGTGACTTAGGATTGTTGTGGTGCCGAGTACTTACTGCAAACCTTATATAAGCTTGATTTTTATACTATAACCCTGGAGGCCAGACATAGTTTCTATAGGAATAAACTCAACATCAGAGACTTCCTTCCCTGTTTTTTTTCTCAACTCAACCATTTTTTTTGAGATGAAAGACGAAATCTCTTTTTCGATTTCACTCTTGATGTTATCAGAATTCATTTTACCTCCTATAAATAACTCATTAACACTCAACCAAACACAAATCGTTAATGAGCGAATCAGATACTTATGTATAGATGATTCATGACACTATGGCAAATATGCACCCTACTATATGTACAGACCCACTAAAACATCATATAGCAAAAGCAACTAAAAACCACTATTTAAGGCATATTAAAGTCTATAAAAGCATTACTTGCACACCTTTACAACTAAATACTTATTTCCTGCTATGATTAATGTACCAAACAATCCCAGGAGTATTTATGTTCACTAAATCCGCAGATAAAAACCAAGAGAAACTTGGTGATATGGAAGGCAGTTTTGGTGGAGCAATTAATCCATCAGAACATCCTGTAATAGAAACCGCAAAAAAATACGCAACACAAACCAACGATGCCATACGAAGCCACTCTGACGATATAAAATCAAAAATAAAATCAAACCCTCGAACATGCATTGCAATATTAACCAGCGCAGCTTTTGCATTAGGTTTTTTATTGGGGCGTAGATAATAATAAGCATTCAGCCCAAACGTCAAAACCTTTTTAAATACGTATTCAATCATTCAATCAAGCGTTGAGATGACCAATAAATAATCATTATATTAAACCGCCCTTAGGCGGTTTAATTATTTTATACTAATTCTGTAAATCTCTTTTATCATCGGGTTCAAGTGGACTTGATGGTTGTCCCTCTCCAGGAAGGTCAAGCGGTTCCTCTTGAGGAGAAGGTTCTAAATCAGGGGCAGGATCATCAAAATCAGGACGTCCGGACATATATACTCCTTAATAATTCACGTGTTTTTTATTTCCGATCTCTTTTGGCCGATTTTTTATCCTGCTCATCATTGTTTCGATCTTTCCCTTTTTCATTTTCTTTCCCATTATTCCTGTCCTGGGACCGCTCATTAGAGATGTTCATATGTTTAGCTTTCATGGGTAACTCCAGTGATAATGACAGCAAATTGCTGTATATTTATTATAGTAGCAATATCGAAAATGAATCACATATTTGATGTTACTAAAAATATCCTGAACCCATATCATTAATTACTGGGCATATTAAATAAAATACTTACAAATAAATTACAAATAGAGCATCCACTCAGGGAGGTAAACTATTGGCCGCCACCTAAAGTTTTGCATCTCCTAAACGAAACAGCATTCAATTGGCCCTAAGAAAGAACCACCATATTTATGTTTTTTCTTAAGACTTCATATGCCTAGCCTTGCCACCAGAAAGTGGGGCGGTTTCCTCATTTTCTTCATCATTCTTATAAACTTCTATGAATTCATCAGCATGAACAGGAGCGCCACCCTCATCTTCCCATTCATTTAACGAGTGTAGCCATTCCTCCTGCGTTATGACTTTACCTGTTTTGGTACTACGTAGATGAATATTCACAACACGCTCCCATTCTTTTACTCAACGAAGAGTATAGCTCAACGCAGTTAATCATCAGTTCGAAAATTCAATTAACCGCGTCTAATATTTGGTTATTTTTTATGGGGATATACCAAAAATCATCTATTATTCGAGAAAATAATTGTCATCGGCAGCCTGAGACTATTCCTATTACAACCGCTTACGCTTGTTGATTACTGGTTAACTGCCAGGCTATCCAAGACTCTGATGCGGAGAATGCCAACTCTAGGGAATCATCGATAAAAAGAGCAAGTGAAACTGAGACTCCTTTAGCTCTCCTTGCGAGGGCTTTTTTTTGGCATCACCCAACCTATCAGATTGCGCTTAAAATATATGCTAATGCTAGTGTCCAAGAGCGAGATAGTGGCAGAACCTTGCGGATGAGGTTCTATTTCAGACACTGCTCTTTGATGTAGTCCTGCAGGTAGCCAATTTGCTTTCTCACTGTGACGATTCGCTTTCTGAGGGTGAAATAATCCCGTTCAGCGGGGTCAGTAAGTCTGGGGCTGGTAGCATCGCCCATGCCGCCGGTGCTGGTCGCTCCGTTCGCGGGACATCTGGCGTTGACGTGCAGCCCACACTTACCAGTGCTAACGCAACGCTGCAGATCTTCAAGCTGAGATTTCGCATCGGCTAATTCCTTCGTGTATTTAGCATCCAGTGCCGCTGCGTCACGCTGGCGGGTCTGCATGTCTTTGATGGTGGCGATCGACAGGCTGAGTTTCTCAGTGGCTTTATCGCGTTGGTCTTTATAAGCGATGGCGTTGTCGCGGTAGTGGTTAATCGCCCAAGCCATGGAAACTAGCAGGCTGATAACGACAGTGAAGATGATGGCTGTTAATCGGCTCATTTCTGGCCCCACTCGCATACTTCCCGCTCAATCTCACGACGGGTTATCAGCCCCTTCCACTGTTTGCCACCGGCATACGTCCAGCGCTGCAGCTCTTTGCATGCTCCCGGAACATCACCGGCATTCAGTTTCTTCAGAAGAGTTGATCTGCTGAATGCGCCAGAGCCAACGTTATAGGTGAAAGAGTAAAGTGCGGCCCGAGTGGTTTCGGGAACATGGACCTTAATCAGCGGGTCGATGGCGTTTGCCACCTTTCGCAGATCAGACTGCAGCAGGTTGTCACACTCTTTGTCGCTGTAACGGTGGCCGCGGCGAATATCAGCGCCGGTGTGCCCATCGCAAACAGTCCAGACACCTACGACATCCTGATAAGCGTAATATCGTCGCCCTTCCAGACCATCAGCATTACCCAGCATGATCGCTGCTATAGAGATTGCACCGGATCCGCCAACAATAATGCCCACCAGCTTATTTCTGAGTGTCGGGTTCATCTCGACTCCTGCTACGGCGGTTGTCTTCGCGGATTTTGAAATAGAGATTTGTCAGGTACGTCATCACTGCAATGATGATGCCCACCAGCACGCCGATAGCGTTCCACTGTTCGGGACTGTAGGCATTCAGCATGCCGTTCAAAATGCTGCCGGCTGAAGCGCCGTATGCAGCGCCGGTGGTTAATTTGTCCATGCGATACATGCTCTCACCTCGCTCTGTGCGGGTGCTAAATTTGGGAATAAAAAAAGCCCGCTCTTTCGAAGCGGGCCAATGAGTTGACTATTTATAAGGTAGGTGTGAGTGAGACCTATGCTCAGGAGTGAAGCTGTATCGGCTGATTCACTATAGGCTCAGGAGAACCACCAGAGAGGTAGGCGCATCTCACAACTCAAAGCGTAGCAGCAGATTACAAAACCATAAAAAAATGGCCTGCTTTTTATTACAGGCTCTCAAGGAATTTGAAACTTGTATTGTTGTTGTCATGGTGCCGGGTGCCTCCCGGTGACTCTACCCCAGTCAGCAAAGACGCGCGCATACCTGCAGACAGCAGTTGACTGGAACGCCCTTTCGCTTAGAAAGTGATTCACCACTGAAATAATTTACGCGCCATCTATTCCTGTGGTCAATGCTTTATCTATGAACAAAAAAAAGCCTACTTAACGAGTAGGCAATCTGAGACTAACAGCATGCACGCTGTTAGTGAAAAGCACTAAGTACAAGCACTTCCATATCCATTCCACCGGATATTTAGAAGAGTAGCTCGAAAAAGATGAAGTGCAAGAAATACAGTACAATATCGTGCGATAAATCTTCTTAACTAATTGGTGGAGAAAGTGGGCCGGAGAGAATTTCTGCTTCTCCGTTATGACAAATATCATCTCCCTGCGTCAGATGCCAGACACCAGTTATAGTCTGGCCAGTTTCAAGATCCTCGGTTACACCATTGGTGTAGTAGGCGACCTGAATCCTGCCGTTGTGCTGTACCCAGTAGAAACCTTCTTTCATTTTCCCTCCTGCTTGGTTGGGAAAATTATAAATCACCGCGGGGTTGGTTGGTTTTAGAAATTCTTAAATCGCTATTAAGCAAAAGCCCCACGGGGTTAACCGCAGGGCTTTAAACGAAGGCAATAACCCATCGTTAGAGCAAAATTACCACAGTTTCGGGAAAAGTAAATAGCTCACGATAAAATAATGCCCTACTTTGTTATCTGCTTCAGCTGCGCATCAGCCCACGCCTCTTCGATATCAAACTTAGTGATTAGCTGATCGTAAAATGGTTTAACAGACTTCTTCCATGTATCGAGACTAATTTCATCCGTAATCTGGCACACCGCGGCGTAAGCCTCAGTTGATGGGATTCGCTCATATCCGCGCCCGCTGCAGCGCTTACAGTCAGCCAGAACCGGCACACCCTGCTGTTCAGTAAGAACCTGATTAACGGCTTTCCCGCGTCCATGGCAATCTCTACAGGCACAACTAACAACCTTCTTACCCTTACACTGAGGGCATAGCACGCGCGCTACCTCCCTGACGTCTCTGCGCACCTCATACTCAGAAGGACGAATATTTTCGACGCCCATATTCAGGGACATCTTCACGAATTTCTTCTCTTTTGCCGGAGTGTGAGACTTCATGCTGAAAACCTCAGCGTCAATAAACCCTGCCCCTTTGCAGCCATCGCACGGCTTCACGCTGGCCGCACTACGGGAATAGTCCTCGAACGCGAAGATGGCCAGCTGATGCATCACTAATGGCTTAACCCTGGCATCCAGTTTGCGAAGCGCAGCGACCCGGTCGCACTTGGTCAGCGCGTAATGGGCCAGCAACTCAATCGCCCTCTTCCGGTCATTGTTGCTGATGCCCATTTTCCCGAGAAAAGCACTGTAACCCAATGCTGCCCGTTCCTGCGTCATACCCATAGCGGCCATGATATCCGTTCCACTTAATGAGTCTGACGCCGTAGAGCGCGGAGAGTCGCTAATCATTGTCGATTTGGCGAAGTGATATTTGAGGATATTTTCAAGATTCATGCGGTCTCCAGCTCGGTAATGGTGAGTTCTAATTTCCCGCCCTCAACGACAGGCATTTTCACAACGCGATAGTCGACAACCTGGCAGTCATCCAGCCAGAATCCCGCCTTGGTTAAAGCGTCGAATGCAGCTTTCTGCAGGTTATCCAGATCGCGGCGCCGGTGGTCGGGCATGTGACATTCAATACGGATTTTGAGTGGTGCGGCCGTGCGGATATTAAGTCGGGCGCTTCGAATGACACTTGCGACCGCATAACGGTACGCGACGCCATCAGCGCTAATGTGTGTCCGCCCGCGGTTGTGCCGGTAATACCGGTTATTGCTCGGCGGCCAGGGCAAAGTGATTTGATATGTCTTCACGTTCACCCCCACATCCGGTTTCGCCAGCGACTGTCCGGGCGCGCTGGTGTATTTGAGGTCGGCAGGTATGCACTGACAGTCCAGGTTACGTAATCCTGGTTTAGGCTGCGCTCAACGCGCACGCCGCGCGCTTTGTAACGCTTGACCAGCTCGTCGGCCTGTTCGGTGCTGCAATCGGTGTGGTGGAACCAGGTCTTCTTCATTCCATCACCCCGCAAAGCCAAGCAGCTGCGCGGCGACGTTTTCGGCCTCGTCACGGCTGCGGAATGAACGGGACAGGACCCAGCGCCAGAGAACATCGAGCGCAGCTTTATAGAGTTGCTGAAACTCGAGTTCGTCCATGTTGGCAAACGAGATGCTGCGAGGATGCTTTTTGAGCGTTCCGTCAGGTAGCTGAATGGCATCAAAGTGCCCTGCCTCGACAATCACCCAGGAGCGGTAGCATCGAAGGACTTGCACAGGCTAATGCCATTCGTGACGCGCCGATAAGCAACCTGTTCCAGGTATAGTTCGGTAGCATCGATCAGAGCCCCCTCGTTCCCGCCATATGAAGCCAGGTACTTGGCGTAGCCGGTGATCAGCTTCCGCTCGTTGCTCGAGATAGCCCCGCCGGTTGGTTCCCAGTATTCAAAACCGAGATTGAGAAGCGCGAAAAAGCGCCGGTGAAATGCCGGGTTTCGTACCCGCCTGAACTCGGCAACAAGAATATCGCCGAGCCGGTTTTTTGATTGCAGGATATCCCTGGTCTCGGGCGTAGCCGGGATCAGTATTCCTGAATGATGTTTGATAAGTTGTAATTCTAGCGCCATGGTTCTCTCCGTGGCGCATCAGGTATAGGTTGTTCAGGCCTATGAAAGAATAATATCAGACGGTGGTGTAACTCGGTACCCCAGTCGTTTTGCAAATTGCATAAACCCGTTGAGAGTGAATATTTCTTCCTCTTCGAGCAACGGTCGTAATGAAACTATTCCATTTACTCGATAAACCAGATATCTGCCCTCAGCCGGGAAGCTATAGATAACTGCTTTATCGGCCCTTCTGACCACGTCGTACCATTGATCATCTGCATTAAAGGCATCTGCACTACACACTATTTCCCCCAGAGCGACTTATTGACGCGGTAAACAGTAATCGGGAACAGCCAGGGGAACGCAAACAGCGATACTCTTTGAAACTGCTCCAGTGAAATTCACGCGATTAATAAAACCACTCGTCGGCGCTTTCCCAGGTCTCCTGCACGATTTGCTCAACCTCTTTCTTGTCGCCCCCGAAAACACTCAGACCATCATTGCTGGCACGCTTAATCGTAAGCTGGCATTCATAAAACTGTTTACTGAGCCTTTTGAGCAGTTCTGACTCGAGTGCAGGTATAGCTCCATCAGGAAGTTTCTTCATGCGATCAATGGCTAACTCGATTTTCAC